TTGATCCAGGATTTTTTTCTAGAGCAATCTCTCTAGCATCCTGGAAGTCTGCTGCTTGATACTCCTCCTTCCAGAGTTTGCCCGCCTTGTAGAGTGAGACTTCTATTTTCATAATTCATTAAAAGTAATTCTTTACGTTCTTTTTGATCACTCATGTAATCACCAACAGATCTCATAGTATATGTGAGATCAAACTCTCCAGTTCTCCATTTAGAATCGATAAAACGATCTTTAACAAGTTGATCAGAATTATAACTGATCATCATGTCTGTAGAAGAGTTACTACAGTCTTCTGCAAATTTATCATGATCAAATCCTTTGTGCATCCCACCCTTTTTGCCATACAAATTATCTTTAATATCATATGGAGGATCAAGATAAACAAACACACCAGATCGATCAGAAGATTCATCTAGAATCTGATCATATGAATAATTGGTGATCTTCCAATTATGTATAAGTTGTTGATATCCAGTCAATTTAAGGATACCCTTCATAGAGAAATTATTATCAGATGCTTGTGGAGAGAACGATGATGATTCACTCAAACCAGAAAAAGAACACTTATTAACAATATAGAAAGAGATTGCTGTCCACAAAGGTTCGGACAGATCGGTGGCAAGATATTCTTTAGATGCTAGGAAAATTCCCTTTGCAGAACCCCTATCAGGATAACGAGACTTGAGTTCAACAAGTTTCTCTTGCATCTGGCGTCCATTAGTTTGGAGTTGCTGCCAGAAGGTTGCTAAAGGTGGATGAAGATCATTTACCCAGATCTTCAGATGAGGATACTTCTTAGTGATGTGTAGAGCAACACTGCCACCACCAATAAATGGCTCATGGTACTCCTTATAATCCCTGAGATCAGGGAAGTAAGGATCCATCTTTTTACATGCCCTGGACTTGCCTCCAGGGTAGCGGAGAGGAGTCTTAAAACTTTTCATCAAAGAATCTCTTGCAGGTTATCGAGGATCTCTGCAGAAGTAATACTCTTCTTTGCAGGTTTAATGTCCTTGGCAAGAATAGTGAAGTCTCCTGGGAGAAACTTGACCTTGGCAGTAGGAGATTTGGGGGTGTAGTAAATACGCTTTTCTACTGTGTCCCAATCAGTAATGCCAATTGCCATGGATCCAGTGTCTACCAGAAGCATGTAGTCAAACGTTTTCTCAATCACTTTGTTGTCGCCTTGGAAGTTCTTAAGAACGATGGATGAGGTAGACCCATTCTTGTTGAACATCTTGAGTTTACCCTTCATCTCATAGTTAATGTTGTCTTCAGAGACAAAATCAACTCCATCTTTGAAGTCTCCAACATACTCAAGCTGACCATCACTCCACTTGGCAAAGGACTTCTCCTGCAACCAGGTACGGATAGTTTTAAATGCATTGGACTTCATCTCTTTGGTATTGGTAGCGTTCACACAACCAAAGAACTCTTCAAGATTGATGCGATCAATGTTAATCATAATAAAATAAAAGACTCAGAGAGCGAGTTTTTTGCTAGGGGCAATGATGGGACTGAACATAGACTGATATTCAGTCACGATCTGGTCCTGTGCCTCTGCAATGTACATTACAAACTTTTTGTCGATTGTCAACTCCTTTACCTCTTTACTAAGAAGTGGAGACCAGGGAGCAAAACCAATCTGACCATTGCCAGCAGGAACTGCAACAATTGCATTAGAGAAAGTAACCGAATCATCGGTTTCACTTAGAACCTCACAGATGACATCTTCACCAGAGGTGGTACGGACAAGTTTAACGTTCATTTGTAGTCTTTAAGATCAGTGGACAAAAGAGTATTAAAAAACTCAGTAAGTTGTAGTGTACTACCTGCCATTATACGATATCCAGTTCCAACATACAACTGACCAAGGACAACCGACAAAGTGGCAATTCCCCAGAAGATATAATAGAACCTAGACTTTACTTGTGCTCGAAGTTTTTCTTTTTTCATTTGAATTCACATTCGCACATAATTTCAGTTAGCGCCGCCAGAAGATTAATTTCTTGATCGGCAACGAAGGCAACCTGATACTGATACTTAGCAATAATAAGCACAGCAGCAGGAATGGTAGAAGGTACGAGGGATGTGTAACAAGCATCGTAAATGCGACGCAGAAGTACACTAGAATCATTGTCCAGATTATTAACGACCCATTTACGTACTTCAGGGAAGTTCTTCTCCTTAAGTCGTTTAACCAACTCGTCAGTCTTGACCTCACTAAAGGATGCGAGAATCGCTGCATCAATCTTACCTCCAGCAGAATATCGTTGGCACTCATTCAAAACACGACGCCAATCAGGGAAGTGCTTATTGATGAGCTCTACCAGGACCTTGTTATCATATTCAATACCCTCTGCATCCAAGATTTGTTGGAGGCGTCCAAAGAACTTGGATGCCATCTCTGGGCGCTTACTTGCGGGGATTGAGAACTCGACCACTGCACATCGGGAGTGGAGGGGTTCAATAATTTTGTTTTTGTAGTTGCAGGTAAAGATGAACCTGCAGTTGCCAGCAAACTCCTCAGTAAACGCCCGTAGGAGGAGTTGTACGTCATGGGTTGTGTTATCTGCCTCATCAATGATGATGACTTTGTGTTTAGCAGTTGACGTAAGTGATACGGTCGAAGCGAAGTTCTTCGCATTGTTTCTGACAGTATCGAGGAATCGACCTTCGTCGGATCCGTTGATGACATAAACATCTACTCCCAGTTCGTTGCAGAGTGCTTTAGCAATAGTTGTCTTGCCACACCCAGCAGGTCCAGCAAGAAGAAGATTGGGGACCTCACCCTTTGACAAGAATTCTACAAAGGTCTTCTTGATTTCATTGGGGAGAATACAATCTCCAATAGTCTTGGGTCGATACTTTTCAACCCAAAGGAATTCGTCACGAGTCATATCCAATCTTGTTTTTTGGATCAGTAATAAAGAGAATAAAGCATAAACCCAAATGTGGATGAACCAAACACTTAGATAGAAGTAGGAGGGTCATCGCTTGGGTTATGTTCATTGTACCAGTTTTGACATTGAAATTGCCAGTAGGAATGATAGCATGATCACTACATCCCAGGCTTTTGTTTTTGCAAAATACGGAATAGAGATCAGATCAGCAATGAAGTTGATGATCACACCCGTAAGAACATTGACATGGAGGATAATGAAATAGGCAGCAATGACACCAATGCTGCCCACAATCCTCATCAACGTAAGAGTACGCATTAGAAGTTAGAATCAGGTTCCAGAGCAATATAATAGGTCAGATCATAGTCAGTGTTGACAAACTTTGACAAAAGTTTACTGGAGATGCTGACTTTGTAATCACCAGGAATAACCTTGATGTTCTCAACTTTAAAGTGGAAGCAGAACTCTTCATTAGTCTCACCAACAATAACTTGGAAGTCATTGGAAGTGTCATTCTTCTTATCATGAACAACAAGTTTAACAACCCCTGCCTCACCGACAACGGAGAGATCAGGAAGCTGGAATGCCAAAACTGCCTTACGAATCTTCTCAAGTTGCTCTGCAGCCAATTCAAACTCAACATCCATTGTGGGAAGAGTTAGAGACTTCTCAGGGGGTACTACGATTACGCTGGGGTCAGCGAAGAAGTACTTAGAGCGAGTCTTGCCTTCGCGAATGACAACGTGCCCATCATTACCAAAATCAAGTTCTGGTTGGTTGTGCAGGTACATACCCCGAAGGAACTGAGTCAAATCATAGATTGCAAAGTCTTTAGGAAACTCTTCTTGAACCTCTGCTTCTGCCATGATGTTCTTCATCACAGAGATAGTGCGGAGCTTGTTGCCTTTTTTGAACAAGATGGACTGGTTGATGTCCGAGAAGTTCTTCAGAAGGTTGATTGTCTTATCAGAAAGTTTCATAGGTTCCCTTAATTTCATTATGCAGTCCAGAGAAGTGGTAGAGAAGAATGCAATAGTGAATTGCCTTCAGAATGTCTTGTTTTGACTTACCGTTCTTCTTGCCAAATCGAGACAGATACTTGATTGCATTAGATCGACAGAAAGGTTCTGCATCACCAATACTTTCAATCAAATCAAGAGTCTGAGTTTTAGACTCTTGGGAGGTGTAGTGAGATTTATATGTTGAAGAGAGATACTCACGGATCTCCTTCATAGTTTTATCCTCTTCATACTTCCAGAATCCATTAGTAGAAAGGGAATCCAGATTCAAATCAATTTTTTCTTCAGGTTCCATAGTAAGGTTGAATGAAATAGTGTCTGGTGCAATAGCGCCAGGGTTACCCGTCAAACTGAACCCATCTTCCTCCCAGAAGTCTTGATTAGATGTGCTGAAAGGATTGGGTCTGTCACTGTCATTACGATCATAGTCGTAATAATAATCGGAATGCTTTACTTGATCCATTACAAAGTAGCGGGGGTCATGAGGCATAGTTATCCGTTATCATTATATCAGGATCCAATCTCTTGGTCAATGTATACCTTCTCACCAGTAGCAGTCAGGTCAAAGTCAGCATCAACTTTGTCGTAGAGTTCCAGAAATGCTTGCTTGGTATCTTCATCAAATCGATTGATACAAACTTGCATTGCCTTCTCTTTATTGCCAAAGATCTCATATGCCTTAACAATGTGAACCAGACGACGGGTGCTGATGATCTCTTCAATACCACCATCATAGAAGGTCTTACGGATAATGTCTGCCCAATCTACAAGACGTTGGCAGAAGTCATCATCACCACAAATCTTGGAGAGAATGTTCTTCTCAACAGAGACCGTAGGATAAGACTGCTCAAACGTCACTGGGAATCGCTCAAGGAATGCTTCATTGAGAACATTGGTTCCAATGAATCGTCCATCATCACTACCCTTACCCTTAGTATTCGCAGTTGCAATGACGTTGAACCCAGCGGTAGGTTGAACAAACTTACCAATCTTCTTCAAGAACACACCCTTACCTTCAAGGATGGACTGGAGGCATAGAATTTTGTTGGAAGCAAGGTCAATTTCATCGAGTAGCAGGATTGCTCCTCGTTCGAGTGCTTCAACGACAGGTCCGTTATGCCAAACAGTTGCCCCATCGATAAGACGGAAGCCACCAATAAGATCGTCTTCATCAGTTTCAATAGTGATATTTACGCGGATGAGTTCCCGACCCAAAGCTGCACACGCTTGCTCAACTGAGAGCGTTTTACCATTGCCAGAAAGTCCAGTAATGAACGTCGGATAGAATAGACGGGACTGAATAATTTTTTTAACATCAGAGAAATTGCCAAACTTGACGAAAGAATCATCTTTTTCGGGAATAAGGTTTTGTTCCTGAGAGGGAATAATTGCAGGGGATGCGGCAGGTGCCTGGTAGTTTTGTTCCATTTGTTCCCGAACGGTAAGGTTCCACTTACCACGACCAACTTTGCAATCAGCAATTTTATTGGTAACGGTCTGATAGTTGACATCATTCATCGCACACCAAGCGCGAATGTCTGCTGCAGTCACAGAATCTCCGTAGAGATCTTGCAGGGAGTTGACGATGCCTTCTTTGGAGAGACCCATTGGATTTGTTTGAACTGAAGTTAGTATAGTGGAGAGGTGGGGAAACTCAGGTCTCCCATGGACAGTTTATTAAGCGACCAGATCGATGAACTCGTTCAAGACTCGCTTGTTCATTTTCTTGGTGCGAAGACTCTTAACAAATGCACTCTTGATCTGGGATTTGGTCGCATCCTCTTTGACATCAAAGGTATTGTCCTGTGCCAAAGAAGTTGCAGACATAGCAAAGTAGGAATGATATCCAGAGTTGGTGATCGTAAATGCACGCTCCTTCCTCCAGATGGCATGGATGCGATCATGATCATCATTCCATCGACCATAGTAACGAGCAATGAAACTATGGGCATCACGACCTTCAAGAACACGAATACCAATAAAGTTAGTATCCTTGAACTTATCCTTGAGATGAGTCAAGAGAACATCGGTAACCTCATACCAGTTACCATTTAGAGAATAAGTAGTTCCAAGTTTACGGTCACGAAGAATACAGTTGTTGTTACAAACCTGACGAATACCAAGATAAGGTTCATTCTCCCAGTGACGCTGAACAGTCTTATGGAACTTCAAAGGAGGTGCTTCACCATCAGTAAGAATCACACACTGAACCTTCTCAACATTATTCTTCTCCTTGAATTGAGGAATAATCTCATGCAAAGCAATAAGAGTATCATTCAGAGGAGTGCCTGACAGAGATAGTTTGCCAGGAATGGGATAATAAGTATAGTGATTGCGATTGAACCCTTCCGCAATGCGGAAGATAGTCTTCATCTGATTGTCCAGTTCTTTGATCTTTGTCTTACTAGAAAACATGTTCATCAGAGAGAACTGCTCATAGACTTGCAAAACGCCATCCCGCTTCTTATATGTATCTGGAGGACATTTATAGATGCGCTCTCCATCTTCATCAACACTAAATCCATACTTTGGGAAGTCACTGGTAAAAGCATATACCTCAAAGGGAATGCTGACTTTTTTGCAGAACCAGATCAAGTTGAACAGTTGTTTGACAGTATCTGTAAGAACATCTGCCATCGATCCAGACCAATCAAGAATAAAAATCAATCCATGATTCTTACCATCAGGAACAACACTGACCTTCTTGAACAAATCTTCATTGTACTTATAGGTGTGAAGCCTAGTGCAGTCTAGGACACCAGTACGAGCAGTGGTAGCGCGAGCATATGCGGTGGCAGACTTGCGACATTCAAACTCCTTTACCAAATAGTTGACTTCTTTTTGAGATGACTTCTTGAACTCAGAGTATCTCTTATCAACTTCATAAAAGTATTTTGAATCAATATCATTCCAACGTTCAGGAACATCCCGATAGACTTCCTCGTTCGGAATAATAATGGCATCAAGATCGACCTTAGGAACCTCAAGATATTGATTCTCAAAAGATTGCTCACTAGTCAGATCCTTGATAGCATCTTCAAATGACTTCATCGTATCAACATTGAAGTCACTGCCACTATCTCCACCCATAGTGGGTTGATCTGCTACATCTTTGGGAGATTCCTGAATATCATCATCGTTAGAATCGTTGGTTCCTTGGGATGATTCGCTAGACGAGGATTCTGATTCTCCATCCTGACTATCTGATCCCTGTGGGATGGTGGAAGACCCACCATTATTCGGCTGTAATTGAACGTCTGCAGGGGACTCTGATTTCTGTTCATCCTTGCAATAGTTGTAAATTGCTTCTGATACATCCAGCACTTGTGCAAAAGTCTCACAATCGCAAACTGCAGATAGAAGAGACTCTTCTTCATTAGTGAATGGAATGTCTACGTAATTACCAATCTTACAGTACAGGTTGATTTTGTCTGCAAGATTGAAGGTTGACACATCTTCATCATCAATACTAAAGAAGTCTTCTGCTGCCAACTCCTCGTATCCTCGGTAGAAGGTCTTGGAGAGACCAGCATACCGACGCTTCATCATCTTCTCGATACGAGCGTCTTCGACAACATTGACAATCTGTGGTGGGATCTTACGATCCTTAATCCAATCTTCATCTGGTGTATATAGGGCGTGACCAACTTCATGACCCACCAGAAGGTCATACACATTATTAGATGCCTTGTTCCACTGAGGGAGCGTCAGCACTCGGGTATGGACATTAAACTGAGCAGTATCTACAGCACGATGCTCAACCACCAGGTCTTCAGTGGCAAGCAGTTTTGCAAGTTGTCCTTTGACTTCGTGGTTGATAGTCATCGGGATTCGTTTGAACTGAACACAGTATACAAAGAAGAATCCCCATATGGACGGTCAGGAACCAGTTTTTACACTGTCCACTGCTTTGGCAACCCACTCCCTAAGGTCTACTGTAGGTTCCCAACCAAGGGTCTCTTTAAGTCTAGAGTTGTCTGCAAGAGTGATTCTTGCTTCTCCTGGACGAGCATCAATAAACCTCTTCCTGGAAGAGATCATCGCTGCAATCTCATTGACAGAGTAGTTCTCTCCATTACCCACATTATAAACTTTACCAAAAGCGTCTTCAGGTAGATCTTTAGTTGCGGCAAGAATATTTGCCTGGACAACATCAGAGACATGAGTAAAGTCTCTACGTTGCTCACCATCACCAACTACAGTCAACTCTTCACCATTAGCAAGTTGACGAAGGAAAATTCCAATCACAGGAGCATATTGACCTTTAAGTGGTTGACGCTCACCATAGACATTAAAATATCTAAAAATAATCGTATTAAGATTAAACAAGTCGGTATACATCGCACACAACTTCTCACCAGCAACCTTAGATACTGAATAAGGATTCAGACAGTCATCTCCTTGAGTCTCAGTGTTTGGTGGAGAATTAAATCCATATGCAGAGGAAGTAGATGAGTAAATCACCCTACTAACATTTGCTTCTCTAGCACACTGAAGAACAGTTGCTGTACCAAGAGTATTAATTCTAACAGCGTTAAGTGGATTCTTAATTGCTGGTTGAATCCTTGCCTCTGCTGCAAGGTGAAAGACCCAATCAACCCCACAATAAAAAATTCTAGTGAGTTCGTAATTACAAATATCTTGCTTTACATAATGTGCCTTCTCATTGTAATAAAACTGGTCATGAGCATCCGAATACTCATTATCGATTACTGTTACCGTATGTCCAGCACCTACTAGAGCATCTACCAAATTTGATCCAATGAATCCACTACCACCTGTTACTAAGCAATTCATACCACTAACCTACTGAATCCCTTTTGCTTTTCAAATTTTAGCACGTTTAAGAACTTATCACGCATTCCCTCTTTATGAGAGATAACAAACGTATTGGCGTCCTTAATAACAAACCGAATAATCTTCATGAATTCATCGGTTCCAAACCCATCAAGAGAAGAGTCAAAAGTCTCGTCAAAGATAATAAGGTTACAATTTAAGGAGTTCTTAATCTTAGCAATCTCTCTCCACGTAAACAAGAGAGCAAGATCGATACGCATCTTCTCACCTTCACTGAATGAAGAGTAAGAAAAATCCTCTTGGATGGGAGATTGGATTGATTCATTAAACTCCTCGTCCAGGCAGAAGTTAATGAAAAACTCCATCATCTGCAAATACTTATTAACTTGACTGTTAATAAGTGGCAGATACTTTTTAATAATTTGTGTTTTGACGCCTCCGTCTTTTAAAAGATCATACACAAAGTTAAAGTTAGTCAGTTGATCTTTTTTAGATTCCGCCTCTTCGGAAGCAATCTTAAATTGTTCTTCTAAACTCTCTAGCTTCTCATGTTCAGAATTTCTTTCTGCAAGTCTAGTGGCAACAGTTTGAATTTCCTGTTCAAGATCTCGGACTTGTCTTTGATATCCAGAGATCTTAGTATTGATTTGAGAAATCTCATGTGTAAGGTTAGTAACCTCTTTAGAAACTGTAGAGAAGTGACGCTCTCGATCTTCTTCCTCTTTAATTGCCTCTTCTAGTTGTATAAAACCAGAACGCAACTCTTTTGCTTTATTTTGAGCGTCGCTAATTCTATTTATTCTAAAGGTCTCTTCAATAGACTGGGTACAAGTGGGGCAAACCGTATTATCACTAAAAAACTTATGTTCTTCAGTAATGACAGATACCTTCTGTGAGATCTTGCCCTTCAAATTACCCAACTTCCTCAACTTAGCAGTTGCACCAGAATACTTTTCAAGTTCTTTTTGCTTTTCAATCAAAGAATTCTCAACATCCAAAGAGTCTTTTAAAAGATTATCTTGAGTATCTGTTAGAGTTTTGATTTGATTTTTCTTGGCACCAATATCTTCTGTAGCAAGTCTCTCAACTTCTGCAATAAAGTCTTTTTGCATTCTGACTTTCTCTTCAAGATTGTCAGTTTTATAATTTAAAGTCCGAATCTCATCTTTAATCGATTTAATATTCTCCTTTACAACAGTATTCATGGAGGAGAAGATCTTAATATCTAGCAAATCTTCAATAACTTCTCTCCTAGATGCTGCAGGGAGTTGCATAAAGGGAATGAAGTTACTACTACCCAGAATCACGATCTGAGTAAATGACTTATAATTCATCTTTAGAACTACTCTCTCCAACCAGGTCTGCTGGTCTTTGGAAGCTGCATCAGAGTTTAATAGTTCCCCATCTTTATAAATTTGGAATACTGTAGGTTTAATGCCACGCACAACCTTCCAAGCAGTATTCCCAATTTTAAATTCAATCTCAACAAGACAATCCTTCTCGTTAACAGAGTTAATCAAGAGAGGTTTATTAACACCGCGATATGATTTACCGAATAGAGAGAAAGTCAATGCATCAAGCATTGTGCTTTTACCAGCACCATTGTTGCCAACAACAAGAGTAGTTGATGCTTTTGTAAAATCTAATTCAGTAAATTGATTTCCAGTACTAAGAAAGTTCTTGTAACGAATCTTCTCAAAACAAATCATTAATCTTCATCTGGCGGTATTACAAGATCATTGGCAGTAATGATGGTATAGTTATACTCATGCATCTCACATGTTTGAATCATGAGATCATCATCTACTTCAACAACATCCAATTCTGGATAATCCTTATCCTCAAGCATCATGGAAAAACGAAGAGCATCATCTTCTTGCTCAAAAATATAAAGGATTTGATTTCCTTCGCTATTTGTGACAGAGTATGCCCCTTCTTTATTTTTTCCAGATAGAGTGAGAATAAACATATTATATCAATTCACATGCCTGTTTGTAAACCTGATGTATCAAATGTTTGACTTCTGCTTTATTTAGAGATAGATCAGAATCATCAATATATTTACTTAAAATAGAAATAGTATCTTCAGACTCTGGATCATAGTCTTCAAAGTTTGTCTCAACATCAACAAAGGTTTCAACAATCTTCATCTCATTGATATTTGATCCAAGAAGTTTATCAACAAACTTCTCATACTTTTTAGGATCACTCTTTTTACGAACAATTAACTTAACAATTTTACCCTCATACTTCCTAGTATCAAAGGTCTGATGTGGGGTATCATCATAGTCAATTACTTCATACATTGTATATGGGTTATTGATTGATTCCAATTCCATTGTAGTAGTATCTAGAATATGAAATCCTCTCTCATCCCCAATATCATTTGAGTAAATTTCGTAGGGATTACCTAGGTATGATATTCGTCCGTCTGTTGATCTAGTGTGGTAGTGACCGCTGAAGACATGGGTGAACGACGCAAATAACTTGCCGTCAAGACCTTCCTCCATGGTGTGTCCACGATAAGCTGGAAATCCTCGTAACTCAAGGTGCCCCATCGCGCACTTGCTACTGCTACTTTTAATAGATTGATGGGTAGTCTCAAAATTCTCATCATTAATCCAGGGAATAAACAATACATTTAATTTACCCAACTTTGATTCAGTTGGTTCAGAATATACTTTGACATTCTTATATTCTCTAAGCAAGAGATCAACTGCATTCAACTCATTTGTATTTTTGTAGTATGCAGTGTGATTACCTACAATTGTATGGACAGTGACTCCCATCTCTTGAAGTCGATCATAGTAATTGTCTTTTGCCCAAGCAAGAGCAGCAAAATCAATTCCTTTACGACTATCAAAAGTATCACCCATATCAACCACAGTCTTAATTTTGTGCTTCTCTAATGTAGGAAAAAACACGTCATTATAAAACTTCAAGAAGTAATCGTGAAATTGCTTAGAGTTTTTACGAGCACCAAAGTGCTGATCTGTAATAATAGCAACCTTCATCAATACCTAGACTTGGAATGAATACTATCCTTTATTTGATTATAGTCGGAGTAGTTTGCCCCGTCAATCGTGTTATCATCGTAGAAGACTTCATCAAAACCCGTCTTCTCCAAGATCTTATTTTTAATCTCAAGCTGTTTCTTTTCCTTCTGAATACGACGTAGAAACGCGTAGTGAATAATTTGAGTAAAATAAGCAAACGGGTTCTGAGACTTCTCAGGGTCAAAATTATGGATATATTGAACACAGTTCTCAATGCCATCAGAAATCATATCATCTTTAAAGATATAGTTTACAAAGTTTGGTTTGAATGACAAGTGTGTTGCAATCTTTAAGAAACATTCTCCCAGATAATTTGTAATCTGTGGTTTTGGATCTCCTCTCTGTTCTGCTAACTGTACCGATTCTCTATACGCAATTAATGCTGCAAGAAATTCTTTATTGTTAACATAGTGTACTGATCTTTTTCTTTTAGTCATGGGTCCGATAACCATAATAGTATATCTATGTTCACAGTGATATCATTATTATATCAAGATGAACGAATAAACACAAGGCTTGACAAGACCCCTGAATCTGTGTACAATAACCTTTGTGGAGGTTCAGAAACAATATTAGCTTTCTTTAAATAATCTTTCTAAGATCTCTTTGGTATCATTGACGTTACCAATCCTACCCATCTTTCTATCGATTCTTTGTCTGTATCCAGTGGGATCCTCAGAATCAGTAAAATCTTTAGACTCTCTAATCCATGATTGGTACATCATGATCATTTCAATGTCCTTAGATTCACTCATGGTCATGACATCACCCATATCTATAATGAACATGTCATCACGAGAAGTTTTTAACCAAGGTTCCATCTTGTAACCAGATACACCTCTTTTAGTCTTAACTTCAGAGAACGTAATTGGATTTGAGACAAGTAAGAATGTTTTTTCTTCTTCTGTACAGGGTGAGACTTTTGAGAATATCTCTTCTCCAGATCTTAATTTGATAGTTGCGTAAAAATCATCTTCCATATGTTATACCTTTAAATTGACGTTTATAATGTCATAATTAAATTTTTCTTCATTGTAAACTTTGATTCTTTCAATCAGGTGATTCAACGTATAGTTTCTTCTTGACTTGTGTGTACAATCATCGGAGATGTCATATAACATTGCTTTGGTCTTGTTCTTTCCTTTTCTCAAGACTCTTCCGATAGATTGTAAGTTGCGAATTCTGGATTTACTGGGTGAAGCAAAAACCACGTTGTGTAGGTTTCTTATATTTATCCCCGTAGAAAATACACCATATGAAGCAACAATAATTGCATTCTCTTCTCTTTCGGTGATTTCTCTAACAAGTTCTCTTTCTTCAGTATCTACACCACCATGAACAAAGAAGACTTTTCTATCTCCTTTTTTTGCAGCATCAATCATCTCATATAAAGGTTTGCCATGAGCTTCTACTCTTGAGAATAGAATTAAAGTGTTTCCTTTAAGATCTAGTGCTAAATTCTTAATGAAGTTGTTCCTCTTCTCATGAGTAATTATAAATTGAACTTCATCTTCATAGGTTGCAAATATTTGAGGATTATGCTTTAATACCAAGCATGTAATATCAAGTTTAGATAGATGACCTTGTGCCATCAATTCTGCAGTTCTAATAATTTTATAAGATGGTCCAAACAATCCTTCCAAAACCCACTTATGAGTCTGTGTACCATCCAAAGTTCCTGTAAATCCAAACCTATATTTGGCATGGTGAAGCTTTGTCATTATAGATATTAAAGACTTACTTTTAAAAAGGTGCGCCTCATCACCAATCACCACCTCATAGTCTTCAAAGAATGATCGATCTAATTTATAAATTGACTGCCATGTAGTAATCGTCACAGGAGCATCCGTAACTTTTTCCCGTCCAGAATAAATCTTGTGACAATATGCCTGAGCGTCCCAACCATAATCCTCAAAGTCCTTATACATCTGTTCTACTAGAGATGTCGTTGGAACAACTAAGAGAATTTTTTTCCCTTTATCTGAGTAATACCGAACTACTGAATAAATCATCAATGATTTACCTGAGGCAGTCGGTGATATCAGTAATTTTCTATTATGTCTTAGAGCATCGTATACTCCCTCAATTTGATAGTCTCTGGGACGAATTGAGGTAATTGAATTCATATAATCTTTAACACCTTCTTTTGATATGCCATCATTTATCTCAAATGGCATACCATAAAATTTGTTATCTTCAAATTTGTAAGAATAATTATAAGTTTCACAAAAAGATATAAGTTTATCTAATAACCCAACATATAATTGTTTTGTTCTCATATCGAACAAATGAATCTCACCATTCCAATTCCTACCCCTATATTGGGGCATAAACTTAGCATTAGGAACTTCAAACTTAAAGTGATCTCTTAACTCATACTCAATATGAGGTTCACACTTAATTTTTACAAATACTTCATTTGATTTTTGAATAATGAGATCATGAGTATTAGCCATATCCTGCCTGGAATTTTAGGAAGTCAATAGCATTCTTTATCTGGTAAGTTCTGTTCTGAATTACCTTCAGAATGCTTTCCAAATAGTTCAAAGTGACATCGTAATATTCAACCTTCAAACTTATTTGTGATAGTTTGTCGTCTGCGTCAAGATATTTTTGTAGAGTGTCTTTGTCTCTTACTTTTTTGGGGAATGGTGATTCCACGTACACTTCAGGATCTGCTTTACCTGTGAAGTATTCGTAACGTTCGTGCCTGACATTCTTGCGGGTTTGTTCCGCTTTTTTCTTAAGAAGAATTACAGTATTGTAAATCTCGAAATATTTAGCATGTAACGCGGGGACCTTAATTGACTCATCATGTAAGTTATCCATGTTGATGTGAGAGTCCTTCTTCCACATCTCTTGGATAGATTCAAGATCGATCATAGTCTATTGCCTTCAGGATCTGTTATATTGTAGATAGTATACTTGAAATCGACCTCTGCCGTAAAGTATTCAGTGTCTGTATTGGTAGCATCAAAAGATAGATCTGACAAGTTATATGGGAACATGTCAGTGAACTCAACATTAAATACAGTTCTTTGATTACTATTCAAAACAGCAAGAGTGCCATCGGAATAGATATTCATTCCCTGTCCATCATATCTAACTTGAGTTGGATCATCTCTTTGTAATTCAAATATCTCATTTTGAGATTCTGGGAATCCAAGTCCTCTAATCCACTTATGGATTTGCATGTAATTCTCTAAGTTCTCATCAACAATAAAACTTAGAGTAAAATCAGAGTATTGTAATTTGTCTCCAGGAAGATCAATGTTCTTAAGATATGTTGGTTGTTCAGCAATACCTAAAGTAATTCCAGGAATATTTGCTTTGTTAGAAAAGAACGATACCTTCCTTGCTCTACTCAGAGTAAATCTGAATCCAATTGAGGATAAGAAGTTTCTATTTTGTATCTGATTGGTGTAGGCGTTTCCTACGTTTGGGAATGCCATTAGATATGCTCCTGAAGTTTTTTGATCATATGATCACCTAGTTGCTTATATCCATCAGTTTTGGGATGATATGTATATGGATTCAGCAAATTATTATCACGGGCATATACAAAATCATCAATATGCCATATAGGTATTTTTGATTTGACTTTTTCTCTATGATTATTGACGAGAACAGATAAAAGATCTCTTCTTCTTTTCTTCAGGTCAAAAAAGTTTGGAAGATCTACTGAATAATTAAATGAAGAGAATGTATCATACCAAAAATTTTTAATACCCAGTAGTTTAAAATACTGATTCCAATGTAAAAATTGAAGTTCTAATTCTTTTACTCTAGCAGGTTCATAGTAAGAATATTTAGTCAAACAAGCAGCAATATGGTCTATAGGTTCTGAATTTCTTCCAAATAGATCTGGATGAACATCCTGACCATCAGTATGCTTTAAAAAGATATGCTCATACTGATAGTTTTGTTTGATCCAAAAATCATATCTATTAACAGAAGTTGTACCCCATAAAACATATATTTTTCTATTTTGTTGATATATCTCTTTGAATCTTTTAGATACAAAGAATTTTTGTGCCAATCTAAACTGTTTATCATTACTACTACCACCAAGACCAAAGTTTATATGGTCAAAATCAAAATGTTCTACAACATGTCTTCTCCAACCATTCTCCCAACATAAATCTTTGTCAAGATAAATTTTATCGTATTCATCTTCTGTCATCCCTTCTTTGTATGCAGAACCTTGACCAAAGGTCCAACTACATCCAAAAGTTATCAGAACATCCTTCATCTTAAACATTTCAAGATAATTTTATTTAGACAAAAAAAGAGACCCTTGCGGGTCTCTGGAACAGATTGTGAATCCGATGGATCACATGAGGTTCTTGATCTGAACTCTTCTGTAGTAACGGTTCTGGTTGACCTTGAGGCGACCCAGACCTTGCTCGGTTCCTTCTGCGAAGGGGTTTGCAACAAGACCATAACGGGTCTTGAAGCCGATCTTGGGCTGGAAGGTGTTCTCGCCAACTGCACGTACCATCTGGAGGGGTACGTATGGGCAGTAGAAGAGACCTGCGTCGTAAGGAGAGGTGCCCTTGTAACCGACAACGTAGTACTGCTGAGCAGCAACGTTTGCAGCATAAGGATCGATGTAGACTCTGTACTTACCAAGCAGAACACCAGCGAAGGTGTTACCAGTGTCATCAACGTTCAGGTTAGCGTTGAGTGCAGGGGTGTAGTCGAGTACGCCAGCCATGGACAGTGCGGATGCAACGTCGGCGGAGCACATGATTACATTGCCCTTTCCTCTACGAGTTCTTTGTGCGATTGCGTTAGCATCGCGCTCGATTTGGAACAGCAGACCCTTGAACTTCTCAACACTCCAGCGACCGTTGGAGTCGATGTCGAGGTCGAATACACCAGCGGTAGCGGTGTTTGCAGCAGCACCTTGCTCAGCAACCTTGTAGATGGTTCTGATGACTTCGCGGTTGATCTCAGCAAGAATCTCAGTGGAGAGAATGTTTGCGAGTTCCGCTTCAGCGTTCAGACCGTGGATTGCCTTCAGGTCCTGTGCAAGCTCAAGGCTGTATTCTGCCTTCAGTGCTCTGGACTTGGCTTCAACGAGAACCTTCTCGATCGAGAATGCCATCTCGTTGAACTGGTTGCCGTCACCATTACCCAGGTTCTCAGCATCACCAGTCTTCATGCCCTGACCAACGTTGTAGCCAGTGGAAGATGCAGTGCCAACAGGGTTCAGGAGACCAGGGTTGGAACCAGCCTGGCTGGTAGTACCCATACCTGCAACGCCGTCAGAGAATCCTGCGGTCTCGTCAAGACCATCGTCCTGACCAGAGAATGCGGTATCTGCTTCGTTGAACAGTGCTTCGGTTCCGCTCTGATTGGTGTAGCGGGAACGCATTGCGAAGATCAGTCCAGTAGGACCGCTCATTGGTTGAACGCCTGCCAGGTCATATGCGACCAGGTTAGGCATTGCGCGACGGATCAGGGAGATCAGTACGGGGTCGAAACCAGCAACGGGGCCAGCATCACTACCACCAGAACCACCACCGAATCCACCACCAGCACCAGCAGCGTTAGCAGCGTTGGTTGGGGTTTCGTTCAGGATTCCGCCTTGGAATGCTTGTTGTTCACGGAGGAACTTTTCTTGGTTTTCTAACAGGACAGCGGTTACTGCTCTTCTGTGGTTATCCTTGATAGGATCAATACCATCATAGTCGAGAAGTGGTGCCCACTTTTCCTGCAGATGCTCGGATTGGAACATTTGCTTTTACCTTAGTTTACGTTTGATTGATAATTAAAAAATCACTTCTTGCTAACAGCACCAAGTGTTCTGAGGTAGCTGTTCATGTAATCAGGTGCATGACCTGTTGCATCAAGATCTACTTCCTCAGACAGATTCTCGGTCTGCGCTTTAGGAGCTTTCTTTGCTGAGAAGTAGGACTCCTTCAGCATCTCCAGTTTCTCACGATACTTGTCGCCACTTTCAAACTCTACACTTTCGGCAAGTGAGGCGAGCTTCTCTTTTTGACTGAGGGCAAGACCTTCAGCTACTTCATCAAAGATACCATCAGCAACCGACTCAGAGAGGCGGGAGTTGAGTGTGATATTCTTTTCGATCTGCTCGTTGAGTTTTGTCTCCATTTCATCAAGTTTTTCTACCATGCTCTCAAGTACATCATATTTCTCTTCAGGGATGGATACATAATGTTCTTCAAAAAGACTCTTCATGCCAGAAAGGAAGGATTCAGACATTTCTGCCCTCAGACCGCTCTCAATGGCGAGTCTGTTTTCGGTAACCCATTCCTCAGCTACGTACTCAAGATAAGAATCTACTCTTTCAGTCAGAGCAGACTTAATCTCGGTTACTTCTTCTACGAGGCGCTCCTCGTATGCTTCGTCATAAGCGGCAATCATTCCTTCCTTGATCTCTTCGACCTTGGAGCGGAGTGCTGCCTCAAAGATGGTGCGAGCTTTTTCTTGGAATTCTTCCGAGAGCTCTTCACCTTCAAGAAGGGCGCTGACATCTTCAGAGACATCAAACTCCTCTTCTTCTTCAATCTCTTCTGCCTCAGCGACAACTTCCTCTTCAGACTCTTCCTCTTCGGAGACAACCTCTTCTTCGGTTTCCTCTTCTTCGGATACGATTTCTTCTGCTTCTGCGGTTACTTCCTCGTCTTCTTCGATTACCTCTTCAGAATCGAGTTCTTCCTCTTCCTTCATACCCTTCATTGCATCCGCAGACTTAGCGCCTTTGTTTACAACGTCGCGTACCTGCTTGAGGGTTGCGCCAGGGGTCTTCAGCTTAGCTGATTCGTCGTCAGACTTATAGTTGTCTGGAGTAGGACCACCAAGATCTTCATACGATCCCGTCTGACCTGCTACTGCGCCAGGAGCAAGCTTCTGCATGGGATCGCCTGCCTTTGCACCAGCATTGACAGCGGTCTTGGATTGAGTTGTGCCTGCTTCCATTTCCTGTAAGTTGTTGTCACTAGACATTTGAGACTCTCCGATTAACCTTTGTAATTTAATCTATATTTATTTATTATTTTTAAAAGTTGAACTGTATATATAGCGTCTTAAAGATTATTCAGGAAGTCATTGAACAAGTCCAATTTCTTCTCTTCTAATACCCTTTGTCTAGATGCTGCTTCAATTCTCATTTGTGTTTGTTGAGCGAGTTTTTCGCGGAGGATACCTCCATCCCAAACCCATTCTTTACCCTCCATGATGCCTTGAACAAAAGCATCAGGAGCAGATGGATCAGCAACAATGTCAGCAGCAGTTGCCAACATGAAGTCTTCACCAACTTCTTTATAACCCGACTTGACGTTATCTCTCAGGGAACCAATTCCACGAGAAGACACGCCGAGTGTTACGCCATCTTTGAGAAGTGCTTCCGCAATCTTACCCATAGGGGTATGCAGAATTTGTGCTTTACCGATAAAGTTATTACCGTCCTGCTTGAGTTCGGTAATTTTATGGGATACTCTATCGAGGTTTACGGTTGGACCATCAGGATGACCCAGTTCGCCAAGTGCTCTGCCCTTAGCAACATAATCCTTAGAATATCTCTTCACTTCTCTTTCCATGATTGGAAAGGGGTACATTCTACCGTTACGGTTGACCATCTCACTTTGGAGGAACACGCCCTTAATGAACATGTTCTTCTTACCATTAACGGTCTCAGTGAGAACTTCAACCTTCTCAATCTCTTCCCTAATCAGCTTCATCTCTGAACACGCAATCGATTATTTAGTTATTTATCCGCGTTCAGTCTTCAACCTCACCAGCATCATCAAACATACTGTTTGACACCTCAGGTCTCAGTGCTTCTACCTTCTCCGAAGTCTTTGCATAGAGCATATCTTTGATCTTATCAGAGACGTTCGATGGAGATTCGTCACCGATAATCATATCTAAAATGTCGTCCATTGTTAAAATGTGGATTACTCAGTTATTTAGGATAAATATTAATAAAGACTTTTGTAATGGATGGGTTCCCTCATATCTACTATACGAATGTAGATCGTAAAGTAGATAGAAAGAAGTATATGGAATCTCAGTTTGATTCCCTTGGATTATCATATACAAGGATAGAGATGCTATCTTGTCCTAAAGATGGTCCACCAAAAAATTTTTTAGATAATCTAATAGGTAATTATCCAGATAACTGCTCACAGTGGATTAACTGGTATGGATCTCTGCTGTTTGATTTTTTTGAAGAGTGGTTGGCAATAGATGAAGATTATCTTCTTTTTATGGAAGATGACTATGATTTATCTCTAATGAGGAAGTGGCACTTCACATGGGATGAATTCATGAGTAGAATTCCATATGACTGGGATTCTATACAGTTAGGATTTGAGTCTCCAGATATAATACCATTTTATCTTCATCCAACTAAACCACAGTACTCTTTGGGACCATGTTTATTAAGAAGAGAATATATTGAGAAGTTAGTTAGTCTTCATAAACCATCAGGCAAATATAAATTTGATTACAGAATTGCAAATCATATTTACATTAATAGAGACTCTGGAATACATGATGGTTGGGATTATGTTGCGACTTCTGGTGGTCCAGACTACTATATAAATCAATCTGGTAAGAGCTATTCAATACCACTAATTCCAATGAATCCATACCTTGCTGGAATTAGTCATCAAGGACCATTTGGAGAACTAAATTGGAAACCAAAACTTAGTTTTGTTAAATGTCATGAAGCGTATCATGAATGGTGGACTCATGATAGAGATAAATTTAGTTTAGATGAATTTTTTACTTATAGTAAAGATAATGATGTCCTAATGGAAAGAGATATCTCCAGATGGGACGATAAATATTTCTACGACCTGGCAATGAATAATGCGGAACGTTTATCTTTTTCAACCACAGTATTCAGTTGAAGTAAGAAAAGAAGATAATTATTGGTTACCTTACAGCGTTGCTTGTCTATGGAGTTACTGTGGACAATTCGATGACATTAAAGATAATTACGAGTTAAAAGATATCATCTTTAAAAGAGAGCATCCAGATAAATTATTAGATAGATTAGACAACCCACGTTTGTGTGCATTTAGTTGTTATATTTGGAACGAGAGATATTGTTTAACTATTGCAGAACTAATTAAGAGAAGATATCCAGAGTGCATTATTGAATTTGGTGGACCGCAAGCAACTAAAAAAATGCTCGATGAGAATGATTTTATCGATTGCATAATGCTTGGAGGGGATGGTGAAGTTAACTTCTTGGATTTACTGAGAACTATTGTAGAAGAAAAAGATATAACTGACATTTACGAGAGGGGAAGAATACAAGACTTAGAGTTTCCTAGTCCATATCAAACGGGTTTGTTTGATAAATTAGTCTCCGAAAATCCAGATACTTTGTGGGCAACTGTTATTGAATCTAATAGAGGATGTCCCCATAGATGTACTTACTGCGACTGGGGTGGTACGACTATGAGTAAAATTAACAAGTTTAACTTGCAGAGAGTTCAAGATGATATTGAATGGGCGCGTGATAATAACGTGGCATTCTTGATGATGACTGATGCAAATTTTGGTATATTTGCTGAGAGAGATTTGGAGATTGCAAAACTATTGAAGAAAGCGGGAGATCATCCAAATAGCAAGATTGAAGATATTGTTCTTCAATACTCTAAAAACTCAAATGAGGTTGTATTTGAGATTACAAAAGAGATGGGTGGATTTGCTAGACGTGGTGTTACCGTCAGTGTTCAGAGTATGAATCAACCAACTCTTAAAGCAATTAAGAGAAAAAATTTACATATAAAAGACCTCAAAGGACATATGGAACTTGCCAAAAAATGGGGAGTTCGTACATACTCTGAATTGATTCTTGGTTTACCTGAAGAAACATTAGAGTCTTGGAAAGATGGAATTTGCACCTTACTAGAATGTGGTCAACATGAGTCTATTGACGTTTGGTTCTGTCAAGTTTTTGGCAACACTGAATTGAACAGTGCTTTATCGAGAGAAGTATATGGAATTCAAACAGTACAAGCAGAAGATTATGTATCATTCACAAATACTAAAGATTGTATAGAAATTAAAGAGACTGTAGAAATTATTAAAGGAACGAATACATTACCGACAGAAGAATTAATAGAAGCGTATCTTTATGCGTGGATGATAGTACAATTCCATATCAATGGATATTCTCAAATAATATCAAAGTATTATAGAAACAAAAATAAAACCAAATATAGAGAATTTTATGACAGATTGTTTATTGCAATAAAAAGTGATCCTGTTTTATTTGGGCAGCATTATAAAAATCTCTACGATAAAATATATAATTACATGACCACTGGAAAAGTTACCGACAGTACTGGACATGCATTAGAAATGTCAATGGCGACGGACTACAATTTATTTTGGGAGAATAAAGAACATACATTTAGTCTAATCTCTAAATGTTGGCAGGTTGAAGATTATCTACTAGATTTCCAAAAAGAATTTGTATATAATCCACATAGAGAGTATCCAATAAAATTATCTTTACCCTTCGATTTGGACACTTGGGAAGATAAGAATACCGACTACAATATTTGTAATCCTAGAGAAGAATCCGAGAGATATGACATGTGGGTATTAAAACGCAAAGGTCTTGATAAAAATACTATTGTAAAATTATGAGAAATCTATACATGTTCCAACCGCAGTATGCGGTAGAAGTTAGAAAAGAGGATACGTATTGGTTACCGTATAGCGTTGGATGTCTTTGGGCTTATTGTCTTCAATATGGTGACGTTGCTAGTGGGTATCACTTAAAGGATTTTATTTTTAAAAGAGAGAATCCAGAAGAACTTGTTGCAAGATTGGAAGATCCAGTAGTTTGTGCATTTAGCACCTACATTTGGAATGAACAATATAATTTGCATGTTGCTAAGTTAATAAAAGAGAGGTATCCGCATTGTGTCATAGAATTTGGTGGACCTCAAGCAACCGAGAAACTTGCAAAGTATGACTTCATTGATTGTATTATTATCTCTGAAGGTGAGCAATCATTTTTAGACCTTCTTCGGAAGATCATAATGCATGAACCTTATGAGAGAATCTATAAAAAAGAAAGGATAGAAGATTTAGACTTCCAAAGTCCATATCAATTGGGGGTATTTAATAAAATAATTGCAGATAATCCTGATGTTCTCTGGTCTATGACGATTGAGACCAATAGAGGTTGTCCTCATAGATGCACTTATTGTGACTGGGGTGGAATGACATACCAGAAAGTTAAGCACTTTGGATTGGAAAGAATCGAACAAGATATTAATTGGGCAGCAAGGCACAATGTCGGATTCATATTCAATGCAGATGCAAACTTTGGAATGTTCAAAGAGAGAGATCTTGAGATTGCTAAACTCTTCCGAGATGCAGCAAATCGTGGTAAAATAGAAGCGATTAACGTTCAATATTCAAAGAACTCAACTGAAGTTATATTTGAAATTGCTAAGATCCTTGGTGATATTAGTAGAGGAGTAACACTCAGTGTTCAAAGTATGAATGAACCGACTCTTAAATCGATTAAGAGAAAGAACATGAGTATCAATAAAATCTCCGAGCAAATTGAAAAGAGTAAAAAGTATGGTGTAAAAACATACACTGAGCTGATACTTGGATTACCAGAAGAGACTTTAGATTCTTGGAAGGATGGATTCGCTCAGATACTTGAATGTGGACAACATGAATCTATTGATGTTTGGTTCTGTCAAATGTTTGGTGATACTGATTTGAATAGTGCTTTGTCAAGAGAGGTTCATGGCATCAAGACTATAAAAGCAGAAGACTATATGTCCTTCAGTAAAGATGATCATGGCATTAAAGAAGTCATCGAGTTGATCTCGGAAACCAACACAATGACTAATGATGAACTTATTGAAGCATATCTTTATGGTTGGTTAGTCATTCAGTTTCATATTGCTGGTTATACTCAACTTGTAGCTAAACATCTCAATAGTCTAGGAGTAGGATATAGAACTTTCTATGATACCCTATTTGAGTATATACGGAATGATATGGGTATTATTGGAGATCATTATAGAGAGATTGAAAGATCAGTATCTCACTATATGAAGACTGGTAAGATTCTGGATCAAGGAAAGCACGGACACACTCTTCATGCTGCAAGTTTTGCCTTTATGTTCAGAAATAAGGAAAGTATATTTAATATCTTATCCGACCTTAATTTAGTTGATAAAGATATTCTAAAACTTCAAAAAGCTTTTATTTTTGATGAGAATACTCAGTATCCGTATCAGTTAGATTGTGGAACTGAAAAGTATACTGTAGATACTGAGTTTAAAGAATTTGACAGGAATGATCCTCACACTGTGTTTATTTTGAGGCGTAAAGGTTTGCTAAAGAATCAACTGTGTAAGGTTTGAATGCTTCAATTGCTTCATCCCACAGAATTCTTCTCTCATATGGAGTGTTTTTGTCCATAAGAGCAATAGTAACAGTAAATCTTTTATTATCTGTTGGATTATGTGAACTATGAAGAGGACCTACATTCACTAAACTTGGAGTAGATACATCTGCTTCATATTCTAAAGTCGAATACTGTTCTCTTGTTACAAGAACTTGTCCATGATAGTGGTCATTAGTTCTATCACCTACATTATATTCACTCCTCTCTGGAATTTGAGTTGAGCAAACTTGTTCTGCACTGGTACTAACTCTCATCACCATATCAGATTTCCACCATCTCATGGTGCTACCTTCACCACCGAATTGAAAGATTAACTTTGCCCAGTCAGCATAATAAACATTATCAGAGTGAATTACACCATCATCATGTGGAGGTGTGTAGAAAAATTCAATCCATGTAGAGGTAAATCCCATACTCTCTAACCAGGGTTTTATCTTATCGTTACCGAGATCTTTAAACTCTAATTGCTTATGGAACTCTGGCCAACGTATTCCTTCCGTGCGATATTTTGACACATCAATATTGGGGACATACTCCCCAATATCCAAAAATCTATGATATAAATTCATAATCAGACTATTTCAGGTGCTTCCGTACTTCCTCCATCTTTTGCCCCATCAAGATTCGGTTCTTGAATTGGTTCTCCTAAATCCTCACCACCAGCAGGAATTGGTTCTCCAGTTGCAGGATCGACTGGTGCATTAGGATCAGGAATAATTCCTGCGGCAATTTCTTGTTTGATTAATTTATCTTGTTCGATAATTTCCTCATCAGTCTGACGAAGAATCTTACGACGAACATAATCTTGAGAGTAATACTTACCAATATATGGTTCTGCAGTTGCAGCGATATTAAGTCTCTCGGTCATCAACTCTGCATCTTTGAGTTCAGAGAAGTGATTATCGTAGAGGAAATCATATTGAATGTGCTCAGACATTGTATTCCAATCTTCTGGAGATACAATATTTTTGAGAATCAACTGAGTTTTGAGGAGATCATTAAACATGGCAGAGAATCTCTTTCTCAGTCGCCCAACAAACTTAGTGAACTTCAATTCATCTCTAAGAATTTCTGACGAACGACCAAGATTGAATCCTTCTTGACCCCCAATTCTGGATGTTGGGACATTCAATGAACGATAGAGTTTTTCTTGGAAGTACTTGATATCAGACAATTCTCCAAGGTTTTGACCTCCAGGAAGAGTTGAGATCTCAGTTCCACGACCACCTTCACGTCTAGGAAGCCAGAAGTCTTCCAACATAGACATGTACTTTTTATCGTCACGAATTTCTCCAGTTTGAGCATCGTATACAAGTTTATTACGATATCTCATCATCACATCACGAAGATATTGTTCTGCCTTCATCTTAGGAAGGTTACCAACATCAATATAGAAGATGCGACGTTCAGGCGCTCTACTCAGACGATAGATAACCAAAGAGTCTTCGATCATGCGAAGTTGATTGAGACCTTTGATTGCCTTATGAAGATATGATAAGGTAAGATTTTTATTACGATCTACAAGACCCGAAGTGCAATATGTGATAGAATCTTTTGCAAACTTGATGCCTTGAGATGCCTGATTGGATCCTCTATTTGCAATAGATCCAATTTGACTTGTAGATTGATTGTAGATAAAGTATTCTTGAATATCAGGGAATCCTGCATCTTTAGGATCCTTCTCAGCGTTTGGTTGATAACGAATATCTTCCTTCTTATTCTTACCAGCTTGGCGAACAAAACGCATTTTTAATGCGTCAATATATCTTAGTTCCTGGATACCATCACTAGGATTTTTGAGATCAATTACTTTATGATAATAAAGTCTACCATCTACATACCAGTTTCTGTAGATCTCATGTGCTTTTTTATCAAAGTCAAGCAATTCAAGGAGATATTTGAATTCTTCTCTGATTTTTTTCTTAAGACCATCGCTTGCGTTCAAATTAGATAATTCAATCTGAACAGGACTATCATTAGTATCGCTTACAATTGCTTCGTTAACAATATCTTCAATTGCACCATCCACCTCTGGATGCAGTGCCATCTCTCTATAACGTTTAATTAAATCATATTCAGATCTATAGACGCCCTCAATGTCAACATAAGAACCAAAAAATCCACTCGTCAGATAATGATCTACCCCGTCCTCATTATTTTGAGGAACGGGGGAGACTGCACCTTTCGGCTTATTATCACCATCTTCGATGGAAAAACCAAATAACTTCGCCATTATAACTTGGGCGTAAAACTGTTAGTACTATTTATTATACAACAAATAGCACTAACTTATATCAGGAGATTACTGTTGACGTTTGATCTCCAGTCTCGCCCGCTGTCCAGTATTGTACTTGGAAATCAACCGTAAACTCTTCTGGAGTATCAGTCGATTCATAGGACAGATCAATTTGACCAACATTAGTTGGGAAGATATCATAGAACTTGTAGGATCTCAGAGGAGCCTCATATTGAGTTGCCTCCCCACCATGACCAGTGGATTCTTTGCTAATACCTCTACCAAGTTGATGAACAAATGCATCAACCATGTAAGAGCTAGGGTTAGTAGCGCCAGTTGCGTTATCTAACTTGCTCAGCATGTTCATCCAAAGTTCCATTGCTGTACGGATTCTGAAGTCCTCATCATTGATGATTGTTACAGTCCACACATCGAAAGTGCGGTCTCCCGCAACCTTCAGAACTCTTCCTCTAAATGGGATTTCGATTTGAGCAACATTAGAAGCAGGTAATGCTGCTGCCTTTGCCATGAAGCTAAACTTCTCTCTAGTTTCATTATCCCAACTTCCCGCCACGAAGGCGGGGAAGCTTGGAATCTCAACCTCAAATAGGTTGGGTCTAGCAGCGCCACCTGCTAATTTGGATTTAAAGGCGCTGATAGTTCTGATGTCTCGTGCCATTTGTTAGGTTCCTCCGTTGTTTATATTATCAAATAGATCAGACTCTACCAGCGACTTCTTCAAAGGAGACGCCAGTTCTGGTAGCAACAAACGTCAGTGTGACGTAGTTAATCGACTTAGCAGGCTTCAGGAAGATGTCTGCTCTGAATTCATTGTTATCAATAACATCGGGTGTGTTATTGGTCTCATCACAAATAACGAGATAATCATAGATTCCGCGCTTCGCTTGGACATCGCGGAGATATGGTTCAACAATATTTACAAAGTTAGATCTTGTAATTTGATCGTTGAACTCAAAGAGTTGTGCTTCCGCTGCTCTCTGCAGAGATTGCTCAACTGTGAGGAACAGACGGCGAACATTGATTCTATCGAACGCAGACGCATATGCGAGAGCGGTTTTATCACCAAAGAGAATTACTCCCGCACCAGACTGATTAACTACAGAGTTAATTCTTGCAGAGTACAGTGCATCTCTTTGTCCCTTATCGGGATTGTATGCAAGTTTAATTGCATTCTTGATAACACCTCTTTGTTGACCCGCTGGGGAGAACCAGGGGTATGCAATGATGTTTGTACGACACATCAGACCAGCAATATCTGCGTTACATGGGATGTAACGGAAGAGATTGTTAAATCTGTCATAAGTGTACTTATAACCACTATCAAAGACTGCATAAGAAGAGGAAGCAAGTGGTCCGAAGAACTCAAGAAGATTATTGGTCTGTACCGCAGTGTTTGTAAGATCTACAATAGATGCTCTATGGGGAGAGATCACTGCAACACAATCTTTTCTTCCATCTGCGATAGAGATAAGTCTATTTGCCTTTGCTTGTGAATCGTTCAGAGAATCACAACCAGGACCCATGATTAAATAGTCAACCGCAACATCTTCTTTATTATTGAACAATTCGTATGCAGTAACAATATCTCCAAGAGATGCTTTAAGATTTCCTTGAGAAGTGTAGTTAGTACCACCTTCAAGAGTATAAGCTACTGCACCAATAGAACTGAACTGTCTTCCTTGTGCATTTTGATCCCAATTTTGATCTGCAATAGCAGATGCAACACCATAGTTGGTCTCTGGATCAGCTCCAGGATAGATGGGAACCGCACCAGACTCAACAAAGGTAGTAACTGTTGGGAAGGTATTGTGGAAGGTGTCATTTTGGCTGCTTTGATTTCCTCCAGCATAGAGATACTGGGAGAAGTTTGCCAGGTAGTTCTTATACCAGATTTTCTGAGGAGAATTGACTTGAGACACTGCATCTTTTGCCTTGGACAGACCAACATGCTTCTCAAGAATATTACCTCTAACACCAGTGACAGAACCATCATCATCAACTACAACGAGGTGCATCTCGTCATTCTCGGCATTGCGCTCATTGGCATATGCAGAGGTTCCTGGTTTTGGTGCAAGTGTGCTCCAGTAAACTTGAGCGTTATCTAAACCTAATGTTTGAGAGTTATACCAGTCATCAATACCAGTAATCTCAACTCTAGAGTCTGCCTCAGTAATTTCGAGGATAATCTTGTCATCTCTAAGAGCAGTAATTGTCATAGTAGCATCATCACCTGGAGTGACACCACCAATAACATTACCTGGAATAGTAACTGTACCTCCGTTTGGATATGCAAGACCAGCATTAGTTGCTGTTACAGTACCAATACCACCAGATCCATCTCTATAGACATTAAAGGAGATTCCAGAACCAACTGTACTTACACCTGCAACACTCAGATATACACCATTAGATGCTGCTGGAACAGTACTAGAAGTTGTAAGACCAATAGTCTTGACTGCACCCTGACTAAGATCAAAACCACCAACAGAAGAACCACCAATAGATACAGTCTCACCGATAGTGTATCCTAAACCAGGATTGGTAATTACAATGCCAGAGGCATCAACATTTCCATCAGTATTATTTCTAGTAATAGTAAATGTTGCTTGGCTACCAGAACCAGATGAAGTTCCTCCTACACCAGTGTAAGATTGACCTTGCTCTCCATTAATTGGTGTGGATGTAGTGATCCCTACGCTAGAGATAGAATCAACTGGAGAGGCAATTACGCCACCATTGTCAACGAAGCTAATTCTTTGACCTTTAAGGAAGGAAGAGTATGCACTACCTTCAGCGTAATTAACTCTATAATGTCTTCCTGGTTGTGTACCACCAGTAGAGACTCTGGAGTGAATTTTAACTGTAACAGCACTTAGACCAATTTCTGGGGTATCAACAACTTGAGTAATAATTCCTTTTAAGAATCCTTGGAATGCTTCAGTTGTTCCGAGACCAGGAATAACCTGTCCAGTAATATCAACAGTTACGCCGTAACCAACAACAGCACCAACAGATGCACCAGAAGTTGTCCCAATACCAAGAATTTGATCTCCAAGGTCGTCAATTACACAAACCTTAAGATTGTTGGACCAAGATCCTGGATTCTTTGCTGCGTAGTAGAAGTTAGACGCTGCAGTAGCATAGTTGCTATTGTAGTCATCAAAATTCTTGATTTTGGTTCCTGCAACAGCAGATGTTCCAATGCCAATGTTGGCGTTAGAAATTAGCGATCCATCGGTACGAACTACTTTGAGGATACCACCGTATTGCAGATATGAAGAAGCAGACATCCAGTATTCATACTGATTGTCCTCTGTCTTTGGTTTGCCGAAGTTGTTGATGAACTCTTGCTCGGTAGCAACAGTAATTGGTTCGTTGACAGGTCCACGCTCAAATGGTCCTGCGATTGCTCCAATATTATCAAGAACGTTCTCAGCTCTTCCTACGGTTAAGTCAACCTCTCTAGTTAATACACCAGGAGATAATTGAGGAGTCGCCATGGATTCTGTCTCCTTGTAAGTCTCAGTTTATCTGGAAATATTTAGGAAAAGGGGCATTTACGCGGGGAATTTCAGCGTAAACTACCAATCTGGGTATTCCCATCGATCAAATATGCTATTTGTCATCCTACTTATAACAACTCTCTTTTTTGTACAGTCTTTACATTCGTATGAGAATGATGATGGTATTACTCCCCTATCTTTTCTAGTTCTATAAAATCCTTCTATAAGATTTTTTCTTTCACCACAGGTTCTACACTTCCTGTCATGAAGAAGTAGATGACCAAATTTTACCTGATCATCTAAATCCATTATCTATAATCCCACATGTATGACATATCACCATATTCATCAGTATGCCATCTATCACCATCACTATCTACAAATGATGTATCCCCCAATCCATCATCCATAAATCCAAATGGTGCCATATCCTGCTCAATTTGATTCTTCTGTTCCTCGTAAAGTTTTTTACGAACGTCTTGATCTGTTAATTCTTTAAAGTAGTCTTGTGCAACTAACCAAGCATAGATAACTAGACACATCGCCAAGTCATCATTACATCCATCTTCTGCTTCAAATGAATTATGCTTCTGAATAAATGTTGTAAGTTCAGCAATTACATCATAGTCTTTGAAGATTAATTTATCTTCTTCAATTAAAGTCTTAAGGTTCAAGCACCCAACCTTCTTGACAGTTTTTGACATTTTGACACCCAATTGTGTCTTCTTGCCAGAGAATCCTTGTCCAACAATTTGACCTGCTCTACCCCTCATAGAACACATCAGAACATTTTCATATTCTAGGTCAAAGTTTAGGATAGCGGCAACTTGGTCACCAACATCATTAACTTCACATAATACAAATGCTTTGTTATAATTATCTGCTACTTCTTTGATAATGCTGGGGAACAGCATTGGTTTGATTTCATTGTTCCTATATTTGCATACCAATTGGTGTGGGAATGTTGTTATATCGATAACAGTAAAGGCGGAATAGTCTCCTCCAACTCCCCTTGCAACGTCAACTGTAATTACATAATTATGATCAGGTTGTACATCAGTGAATACATCCAAACCCTGATGTGTGATTGATGGTTGTTCATAAACCATCGTTCTTAGTTTGCTTGGAGCAATCAGTGTATCAACGGATCCAAGGAATTCGCATTCAAACTCAACTTTGAACTGCTGTTCAGAAGTGTTTGCAATTGTTTGGCGTTTCCATTCATCATCCCTTCCAGGTACATCACTCCAGTGAACTTCAGTTGGAATATATTCATTTTTTTGGCGCTCAGCATCATGCCATAACTTATAGAAGTGATTCATACCGTGAGGCGTGCTCACGATAATAACTTTAGTGTTCTTACCAGATGAAATTGTAGGATATACTGAACTGAAGAACTGATCAGCAATATGGTTTGCAACGAACGCAAATTCGTCCAGGAAGATGATGTTGTAAGATCCACCACGAACTGCAGACGCAGATGTAGACGCAGCAATAATCTTTGACCCATTCTCTAATTCAAGAGATGCTTTGTTCCAGGTCAAAACACCCTGCTGTAACCAGCGAGGTAAATTTTCATATGCAGTTTGCAATCTATCTAACAGGTCTTTAGCAGTAGACGCCTTGTTAGCAAGGATTGCAATATTTACGTTGTCGTTGAAGATTGCATAGTGCAGAAGGTAAGACACAACAATAGTTGACTTACCAGACTGTCGCGGTAGTTTGCATATGTTAAATCGGTTATGGTGGAATCTATCCAACATAACCTTTTGGAATTCGTATGGTCTAAAATTCTGCAAACCATAGTCCAGAGTAACAATCTGGATATAGTTCATTGCAAAGTAGACTGGATCATCAATACACTTTGCAAACTCAAGAACTTGTTCTTCTGTAAATTCTTGAGTCGTATTTGCTTTTTTTAGAAGCGGATTACCAAGATAATGATCAACAGCCATGAATTACTCAATAAATTGCGATACCTACACCTTCGATTGTTCCAGATGCAGTTTTAAATAAATCCGTTGGTTCTTTTCTAAGAGTCACTTCTTTTGATTCGGATACTGCATTGACATAATATCTACCAATTTCAGTTCCTAAAGAATCAGTTCTAATAACAGTAGTTGAGGTTAATCCAGATGCACTGACTTGGAAAAAGGTAATTTCTGTCTGACCATCAAAGTCAGTTCCAGCAGTTCCAACTGTAGTAATACCAGTTTTTATTTTGATGGACATTTTTACAAAATCTTTTTTCTATTTATTACCTTTGTTCAATCCAATTCAATACTGCAAGTGCTGCTTTGTTGACATTAGGAGATGCACAAGCAAGAGTGTAAGTATCGCTGATTGTACCAATACCAGATCTTCCAAGTTGCAATGCTGCTTTATCATCAACATCAACCAAAGAGGCACCACCAGCAATCGTAAATCCTGAGAGGAGTGATGTTCCTCCAGTGAGTGCAGTTGCTGTAGTATCATATTGCATAAAGGAGTTTGGATCTGGATGATCTGTCCAACTCGCACCAGTCAAAGTTGAGTTCTCGTAAAGTCTCCAATAGACATTCGTGTTATCGTTCGTTACTGCCTGTAGAGATCTCAGTAACATAACTGCCTGAAGTTGATCTGTTTTAAGACGCAAACTGATGATTGGATAGAAAGTGTTTGCGAGAGGCATCGTTGTTCCAGTGATGTCATTTGAGACACTCAACAAAGTACCAAGTTTTTCTGGTTCACCTTCTTGGATCAGAGAGTTAGAACCCTGATAAAGATAATGAGTTCCAGCAACACCAGTTACATTCTCAATCTCACAACGAATTGGGAGGAATGGACTTCTACACCAAACTAAATCATTGACATTGGAGTTCTCAAATTCATGACTAACAATAGTCTCATTTTTCATTAACCAATTAAATTTTACACCACCTGCACCATACCATTCATAGTTAATGGAAATCATCTGTTGTTTGGTTGGATCTGCAGTTACACCAGTGTATCCGTTACCATCAAACTTCTCACCATTCCAATCTTCTCTGGTTACTCTTCTTTCTGTAGTAATACCAGATGTACTGCTGCGAATTACATAAGAATATGTGCCACCATCATCCTCAAAGTAAGCACCATCATTTTCATCAAACAATCCAAATCTTCTGCGAATACCGACTTGTGGTGCCTCTAGACGAATTGCAAATGTGAGAGTTGCTGGTCTACCAGGAATGTATCTCATTACCTGTTTAGTCTGCCTGACAACCTTACTACCAGCAGTGGAACCAACTTCCATAACCACATTACTGGAAGAGGCACTATGAGTAGCAGTTCCAACACCAACTACACTCTCATCCCAAACATCAGTCTCCTTACCATACTGGAAAGTATTGAAGAAAACTGTTTGGAAGGGAGCAACCTTTAGTCTGTTATTGTCGGAAAACTGAGGTCTCCAGTCTGTTTGGTTTCCCCAGTGATCTGCGATATTATAAACCTCAAAGAGACTTCTTTCTTGATTCAAGAAGTCTTGTGTATTCTTATTCCACTGTGCCATAATTAGTCAATCCATTCTAACTTTGATGGGTGATATCTCCTTGCATTTTTGATATTAAAATTCTTTTCTTCTACTGGATAAATGTTATGTACAATAGCTCCTGGATATTCTTGCTGGAGTTGCTCACCCAATTCTCTTTTTGATGGTAAACCTGTTTTAGTAACCATCTCAAGTCTATACAGACTTCCTTTCCACATTACGTCAGCAACATAATTCTCACCAACTTCTTGTGGTTGTTCTTGTTGAGAATTTACGTATATATTACCATTGACATTACCAGATATATTTACGTTTTCATTAACATCACCTTTTGTATCTCCCTTATGAAGTTGTCTAGCAAGACTCCTCAAACGAGCACCATGCTTCTTCATTACTTTATCTCGTTGTTTGAAGTTGGACTCTTCGCCCATAAATTCTTGGAATGATTTCATTTTTTCTTCCTCTTCTTTTTAACTTCAGTAGCAACGTTAATTGGTTTACCTTTACGATTTGGATTTTTGTCTTTTTTGTTCTTCCTTCTAAATGCACTCTCCTCTTCTTTTTTAGAGAGGTTGCGTTTCATTTTTGAAGAACCACACTTTGGTTTGGTTTTTTGTCCTGGTTGTTTTGCACAGGGCTTTCCTGCGTATTTACCACCCAATTGAACCCAACCAGGGGTGCCATCAGAAGAGCGACTCTTGCTAAACCAGTCACGCAAAGAATAATCACCACTTTTGCGCCCCTCTTCGACTTTTTCATCACCTTTTTTCTTCAAGTATTTTTTTCTAAAAGCATCAAATCCCTCTGGAGGTTGAGAGGATTTTGGTTGAGGTTTGGGTTTGTATTCTCTATATGGAGAACCACCCTCACTTGCTTCTGAAATAAACTGTTTAAAGGTTTTCATCAGTTGCAATTCCAACGACGAAGTGCTTTATTGATTCTGGAGTCTGGATCTCTTGCAGTTTTTGCAGATGTCAGTCTCTTCTTCATACCCTTCATCCTGGAGCAGAATGAAGATCTACGCTTAGCATCTTTGGATCCCTTCTTAAGTTGAGAAGGTTTCTTAGTAACAGCAGTCTTCAGTTTGGAACCTGGGTTCTCTTTACGATAAGCATTGACTGCCTTCTGACTTAATCCATCGGTTTTATCTTTACGATTGACTTTTTGCCAATCTTCTTTATTTACATAACCAGACGCTGCATCTGTATTGTGTTCGGTGTCAGTAATCTTTGCTTGAACCCAAGCAGGAATATTTTTTTCCTTTTTACCTAACTTCTTTTTTAACTTTTTAATATTCTCTGAAGATTTATCAAGTTGTGCTTGTGCCATAGACACTTCATGATCTTTTTCTTCGTCTGCCTGCAACTTAGCAGCGATTGCCATCTGACGACGCTTCTCTTTGGACTTGCCTTTGAACTGAGGTGCATCAGAGTCATAGAAGTCGTCAATGACTTTTCCCATGTCTGCCTTCTTAATATTCAGTTTTTCTTCTACTTTCCCAGGCGGTCTTCCCCCTCAAACTGTTCTTTTTTAGTTTTATTTCCCCAATTTTTAGCACCAACTTTGCGACACTTAGATAGTGCTCCTGATGCATAGGCACTTGGCCATACGCTATAACGAGATTTTACTTTTTTATAGCAAGCATCTTTCTCACCTGCTGCTTCATCAACCTTGTGGCAATTACATTCACAACCTTTACCACACTTTCCAGCACACTTAGGACATGCCTCTTCCTTTTGTACTCTTACAATAGGAGCATTATGGGGAGAATAGTCACTTGGAAGATCAGTTCTATGGAAGTGGGTTACCTTACCACCAGGATAGACTTTTTCAATTTCTCTTTGAACATCTTCTCTCTTAGGCATGGATGCCTGAGGGAAGAACATTTTGATCATTAGAGATCTACCTCTCCACATGACAACAACTGCTAAGAGATTGCCATATTCTGCTTGAAGTCTTACTGCTTCATCAACCTGAACTTCCTCTGCAGGAACGCAATTCGGAACAACCTTATTACCTTTCTTTTTCATGCCTTTTTGGGTATAACCCTTCCAACACTTCTCAACAATGTCTTCTGGTTTGATGAGGTCAACTACTTCCATAAACTTATTACCAAAAGCATCTTCAATGGAGACTGATTCAGTGGTTCCACCACCATTGCCTCCATTGCCACCTTCTACGGGTTTGTCAATTCCAACTTCTTCAGGATCATGACCACCACCACCAAAACGTGCAGTCATCTTCAAACCCTCAGGAATCTTCTTGCACTTCTTATCAGTGTAGCAGTAGTACATTCCCTTACCACACTTCTCTTCACCGAGGATAATATCAACAAGTTTGATACCAGGTACGACTTCTTCTTCAGACACTTTTTTCATGTCTTGGGTGCGTCCAGGGAGGGAAGGTCCTTTACCTTTCTTTTGCAACATCTTTGCAGCAGTTCTTCCTTCAACACCGCCAGCGTCTGCTCTATTCTGGAGTTTCTTATCTCTCTCGGAACCCTTCTTCGCTTTAGGGTTGATTTCAAAACTAGGCATCTCTAGAAAACACTTTTTTTCTATTTATCTTCGTTTAGATTTTTAGCTTGCTGCTTAAGCATCTTTGATAACTCTGCAGTAGATCCAAAGAACATTGCATTGTTGGTTACGTTTGTAGGGCCTTTTTCGTCGGCGTCTAAGTCCTTCAACTTCTTCTGAAGATCAAGTAATTTGTCAGTCGCATCTGCAACATTTTTAATTAACTGTCCGACGACTTCAAATTGTCTTGCTTGCCCACTGTCTTGGGCGAGTTCCAACGCAGTATCCAACGCCTCTTGTCCCTTCTCAATGATGGAATAGAGGTTACCTCTCGTGTATTCATAATCCTTAGTTACATCTTCAGATTCTGAAGGTCTTGTTATCTCCTTCTTCTCCTTCTCTGGTTTTACAATCTCTGCCTCCACATCAAATGTATCGTTAAGATCCTTAAATTTATCATTCATGTCAATTACCCACTAAATCCAAAGTCATCACCTGCTTGAACAGAATCATTATCAGCACTGGTAATTAAGAGAACACCAGCACCTTCAACGTGTTCAGATGCAGTAGTTCGATACATTCCACGAGTAACAGTTAACTCACCACCATCTTTTTTCTTAACATACATTGTCTCATCATCAATAGTGATATAAGATCTTACTGGAATGTTTTGATCGTCATTAATCTTAACTAAGGTACTGGAATCAGAGAGGTCCTCTGCAAGATTAGTAATAACGTTTCCATTGTATGCTTTTGTTGCAACGGGAGTTTTGTATATAATAGATCTTGTTGCTTCTGGACTTGGATCTCCAGCACCCAAACCAATGGAAACTCTGTTGATGATATCTTTGCTGCTGTCTGGTACTGGTCCAAACAAGAAAGTTTTTGCTGTAAATTTTAACGTATATAATAGTACTCTTCTCGATGTGTAATCTCCTTCATAATTATCTTGGAAGGATACACTTTCTAATGTGATTGGAATATCTCTCTTTTCACCAATAGACTCAATCAAATCAATTGTAAGATTGAAGTTTGGTTGGAAGTATGGTAAAATTTGCTCTACAATTTGCAGAGCATCATCATTTAAAAGTGTCATAATATTCAACTCAAATGCCATATTGTATGGCACAGGGAAGAACATTTTTTTAATATCTGTTTTATCTGTTCTAGGTGCTACAGCATATGCTTGTGTAGTCGCTAACTTACGACTATTATCGTAAGATACTCCAGTGAATTCAAATGACATTCTTGGGAGACTAATCTGAATGGGTTTATTCAGATCAGGTTGCTGTTCAAGCCTTGCCAAGAATTTTTGAGTAGGTCCATAGGCAAGAGGAACTTTGATGATCTCATCACCATCCCTATTAATCTCAATACCATTGAAGAGGGTTCCAAATGCAATCACCGTCTTTCTAAAAATCTGGTGATAAAAATGATCAAACATGGTTTATCTCCTATGGACTGCCAAATGGGTTAGATTCACTAAAGTCAAGAATCGCGTCTGCTTCCTGTTCAATGGTGACGTTCTGCGCGTAACCATCTTCAGGAACGTTAAATGTATTTAGGTTAATATTTGCGTAAGCAGCACCGCTTGCTTGGCCTATAATAGATTCTCCACTCTGGAACTCTCCAACAATATCCTTTAACTTGAGAACCTGAGTCACAGCATTCCAAGAATTGACTCGTCCAGTTGCACTACTTGCAGAACCAACTACATCTTCATTCGTTAGATATGTACCATATCCAACGGTATTTTGTGGTCCAGAAATTACAATTTCTGGTACTCCTTCATAGTATCCACCCGCATCTTCAATCACAAGTTCTGTGATTGTTCCTAGACCAGAGAGTCTTGCCGTAATCTTGGCGTCAATTGTAGTACTTGCAATTCCAGGTGCAACAACAGTGACAGTTGGAATACTGATATACCCACTACCACCACTAGTAATAGTTACAATACCAATGGCAGCATCTGCTATTTGAGCAGTTGCATAAGCACCAGATCCCTCTCCACCATGGAAGGTAACTCTAGGAACAGATGTATATCCAAATCCAGGATCTGCAAGGGTAACTTTCTGTACTCTGAGATTATCTGGACTTGTATCACAAAGATCAATAATGCCACCAATCATTGAGGCAATACCAACAGCAGTTCTACCAGATGTCGGTGCAGAACTTATGGCAACTCTTGGTGTGCTAGTGTATCCAGACCCTCTTCTGTTTACAAGTATTCTTCTTACAACACCATCATTCAAGGTTGTAATTGCAGTTGCTGTAGATCCAACACCAACCATATTGAAAGTTTGAATGTAACCAGCATCAATTACATTATCATCAATCTCAGAGACTCCAGTATCAATCTCCTCGTCATTGTATGCAAAGAGTTCTAATCTAAGCTCATAAACATAATTCTTCTGTAATTGCCAGAAGGGTTTTTCATGCTCAACATACTTAATTTCAAATAATCTATCACCAAGTGGAAAATATATGAGATCTCCTTCTTTTGGTCTAGATGTGAGTTTTGTTCTATCAATTAACGCTGCCTGTTGTTGAACAACAGATTCATATCTCTCTTTTGAGATAATAATGGTTAAATCATCAACTTCTTGTACACCAAACTTAGACAATAAAGTTCCTGCACCACTAAATCCTTCATATGTATCTACATATGCTTCAAGAGGAATCGCTGCGGTAAACTCAGACCGAGACACTTCCTCCATGACAGTTTTTTCATTTTGAAAGACTCTTGGGAGATAATATACTTCCACTCCGAACATTTTAAGTTGTTCGTTTACTAAATCTTGAACTAAATTTTGCTCTCCAGAAGAACCATGGAGAAAGAATGGATTTAACGCCATATGATTAACCGATCATGTCTAATGGTGGAAGTTCGTATGTAGAAGACATCTTGTCTATCAGAGCATTTAGCTCATTCACACCATCGTCGTAAATTTGTCTACCATTTAATTCTGTTCCACCAGGAAGTTTTACTCCCTGGAATTTGATTAAGTTCTGACCCCACTGCTTCTTGAGAGCAGCAGTAACATACTTCTTGAGGAAAGAATCACTCCATACTCCAGGAGAATCATTTGGATCAAGAAGTCTATAACAGTCAATGACTAAGATATCTCCAGGATCGAGGGATGACCAGTCCATATCCATGTAAAGTCTATCTTGTCTTTGATTGAATCTTATCTGTTTTTGTGTTGTCAACAAAAAGTCAATATCAGACAATTGTCTCTTAACCATAGAATATGTTAAGAGTTCAAGGGAACTAAAATGATAAAGATCATTCAAGAACAACTGATATTTAATGTTAAACATTCCACTGGAAAGACTGCTAGATCCCTCAAAGTGAAATACTTTGGTAATACCAATAATTTGAGGAGGAACTGGAATAAAATTCTCAGTTTCATAAAAGTTAAATGTAGTTGGTGTTCCTCCTACAGTTCCAGTTACTTGAGTTGATGCAATGCCTACACCACCCACTTTTGCTCTTGCTCTATCAATGTCTGCTTGAGTTACTTCGTACTTTAAAAATGTTTGAACAACACCATCAAAATGTCTCTCATAAAAAAATTGTAGAGAATCATCAATAATATCATCAATTTGTTCATCAGCAACGTTGATCTCCAGCACAGGAGCACCTAGTTGCCTCTTTGCGTAGTCAATCAGTCCTTGTCTGCTTGCTGGAGTTGCCATTTACTTGTCCTTGTTTATTAATTGGATTAAGAGATCTTTAATTTCATTTACATCATTTTCTAATCTATCAAGTCTCTCTTTTTCTCTACCTTTTGCCTTTCTAAGATTTTTATATGAGTCATAGCCTCGCTTGTCGCGATTCACAATCGCATTTGTTTGTGAATCTCTAACAAGAAAACTATGACCCTCAACCTTAAAATACCTATTTTCCATACTATGCAAGTGCGATAACTCTTAGGTCTCTCATTCTTGGCGGATACGCCTGGTTCGTCGAAGTTCCTACGAGTTTTACACTAAAGTATTTAAACTCTGGAAGATTATCAATACTAAATTCATAATCTTTGTAGATTAGATTAGTACTGTCTGATGCAAGTACATCAGTCTTAGGAACTCTCTTATTGGGTAAACCATTGCTCTCTGCAAAGTCCAGGATATTACCATTTACATCCAAATTGGTGTAACCAGGGAATGGATAGTAGAGTGGTTCTACTTCTGGAGTATTGCTGATAGAATAGAATGCTCTGATATCACTGTATGTATTTACATACCCTGCGAGAAGAACTTTAATGGAAGTTGCAGGATTCTCGAGCTCTACTGGTTTGTTTGCATAGATGAATGCGGTTGGATCCTCATTCAGCGATGCTGTTCTAGAGTCATTCTTATAATCAGTGATTGGGGCATTGACTCTATTAGAGATCAGAACCATACCAACTCTATCAAGGTCAATCATTGGAGATACATTGCTATTTGCGGTAGACAATGTAAAGGTCATTTCCATAGACTTATTGCCAGGGAGATTACTAAGTTGAGCAAGTTCATTGACTCTAGAAGCAATCATTCTGGGTTCTGGCAGATAGGTGTCCTCATCAAGATTAATACTGGTTTTTTCTGTCTCAACAAATGAGATTTCATTACCATCTATACTTGTAGCAGAGATACCCTTAAGTTCTGCAGAGATTGAAGTTCCTGGAAGAGCCATTGTTTGAACAATGGGTCTCACTGCTTCATACTGAATGTTTTGTGTTGCATATATCAAATCTCCACCAGTAGACTTGGTAGTATTGATATAAAGCTTGTTAAGACCAGATCCAGAACTTCTATCAACACCGTTAGTTGCAGTATTGACTCTAATGTAATAAGAATCAAGAGTGATTGGTCTATTTACAAGAGCATCTTGTAATGTATGATCAGTATTAATTCTTCTTAAAGAAATACCATTGTTTTCATACTTTTGAATAGATGTCTTTAATGGATAGGTGTATGTTCTTGTATTGTCAACACCTCTAGTAATTCCGATTAATTGTCCAGCTTCAACACCAGTATAAGAGATAATCTCTTCATCAATGATTACATAACCAGGATTAGTAGAAGCAACAGACACATTCTCAAATGTTGCAAATCCAGATGTATTTGCAATACTGATTGCACCAGAGTCGGAGTTTGTATATTCTGCGGTAAGAGTTGTTGGTTTAAGATCTCCCTTGACACCACTAATACTGACAGTATTTAAAGTAGAGTGCATACCATGGTTTTTATGATTAACCTTGATATGAAGACCATCTTCCGCAAGACTTGCAAGTTCAAAATCATCAACTGAAATGTCACCACCAGCAACAGCAACCATTGTTGTAATTCCTGTTGATGGACTTACATACTGAAGTGGTTTTGCTGCGTTAATTTCAAATTCACCTTGAATATTATCAATTATCAGTTCATTGATGCCAGTTACGTTACTGAGAGACAGTTGGAGATTTCTTCCTAACTGATCATTACCAAAGTTGCCGACAGTGAATACATCACCAACTTGATAACCAGAACCACCAGAGTTAATAGTTGCAGCAATAGCAACACCATTTGTAGAACCATCAGCACCAATTGTAATATCGGCAGTGGCATTTCTACCATTACCACTGAAGGTAACCAAAGGCACATCAGTAAATGTAAATTGGTTTCCATCAGATGGTGTATATCCAATACCAGCATTGATAATGGTAAGATCTCCTGTTGCAGATCCACCAGCACCAACGTAATCACCACTTACGTTTGCATCTTTTTGAACAATAGTGTTACCTATTACAAAGTTGGATGTATCAATAATATCATTAGCAGTAACAATTACGCGCTTGGATTCAAACTCTAAGGCATCCTTAGTGAGGTTTGCAATCTGTTGATTACCTTTAGCAAGTTCTGGGTTGAAGAAAGATACCGTGGCAGATTCATCAAAACCTGCAGTATAAAGACTAAACTTAAGATCTTCATACTGAGATGCGTTCCAAGTGGAACCGTTCTGAGATTTAAACAGAGATCCAAGGTGTGGTTGTGCAGATACGAGAACTTGTCTGGATTCTGCTTGCAGCAGTGTGCTTACATCAACTTCGCCCATTCTGGAGATCCAGACAGTATATTCATTAGACTGAGAGAGAAGAACAACACAATGCTCTGTTCCACCGTTCAGATAAACTGGTGCTGGGAACACTACAGTTGTAGGAACTGTTGCATCAAAAGATTCTTCAACTTGATCAGATTCAAGAATTACCTCACCAAATGGATATACTTGGTTAGAAGGATAACCATTTACCATAGGTCTCAATTGTACCGTTACAGGTAGAAGTGGATCCTTCGTTCTGAAGAATACTTCAATCTCAGTTACAAATGCTCCTGGATCATCAACAATCGAGAACGATTGTGCCAAGGGGTCTTTACCTCTTCTCGGTGGTCTCGGCGGACGGGGAGGACGAGGTGGACGTGGGGGTCTTGGTGGTCTTGGAGGACGTGGCGGTGGTGCTGGACGTGGCGGTGGTGCTGGTCTAGGTCTTACCGCAGGGCGAGGAGGTGCCGAAGGTCTTGGCCTTGGTGGTGGCGGTGGTGGTGGCGGCGGTGGTGGTGGAGGTGGCAGAACTGTAACACTAGTTGAAGTACTATTAGTAATTGCTGTTGTTACTTGTACATCGGTTGCAGGTCTACTTTCAGATGCTGCTACTCTCTCAAATCTTGGTTTTCTGGTGGATCTGATAGTCTCTTGGACATTATTCAAAGTACCAGATGCGAAGTATGCTTCTTCTCCACTAGTATCTGTAAGACCACCGAGGGTGCTATTTACAGAACTACTAGTAAGTCTGAATACCTTTGTGCCTACTTCAAAAGTTGGGTTGGTTGGGTTATTTGGATTTGGAATGAAGAAAGTACCAATAACAGTACCAATTCTATCCGTCACTAATTTAACATCTGTAACCTCTGCTTCACCTGTAGCACCTCTGAGGCGCATACCAGATCTTATCCAACCACTATAGCGAGACTGATTACTCTCAGAAAGAGTTCTAGTATCTACGTTAAGAATAATGGAAGAACTGGAATAGTTTTCGGGAATTGTATAATTCTCATCATATGGACTAATTGTATATGTATCTGTTGGTGCATTAATTGGTCCATACTTATGGTTAGACTGAGCGACTCTAAACGAAATTGTTGGAGATGCTCCACCAACAATAGGAGTAGAACTGGTTGGCATAGAACCAGTTACTGTCTCTCCAACGGAGAACGATCCACTGATCATTCTGATTTCAATTAGTTTTGGAACAATGAAGTTATTTACATTAATTCCATCAAAGAATCCATATACTCTAGTTCTTGGTTTGAACTTTCTACCAGTAAATTCAACGTTACGTGATCTCATAAATGCGATCACATCCGAACTTACAACTCTATCACCTTCATTGATAGTTTCAGTCTGCTCAGAAACTCTAAGTCTCTCTCCAGTTCTATTTTCAGTACCAGTTCTAGTTGTTGTCGTTACCGTAGTAGTTCTTAATTGGTTAGTTGTAGTGATTGTTCTACCACTTTGTACCGAACTACTACCAGTTTGAACTGTGCTGCTTGTAGACGTAGAACTGGATCCAGTCCATGTTGCTGCCCAAGCACCCCAACGCACAGGTCCAAGACCAGTTTGTGCATCATAACCAGCAAACTCAAGTTGTAATCTGCTCTGAGTGTAATCATCTACATTGATTCTCTGTGGTGCCAATCTTACCTGGTCAATCCAGATATCAGAGGTTGGGAAGAGTTCAATATTACCAGTGTAAGTTGTAACCAGATATGGAGTTACGTTCTCAACTCTTGTTGCAAATGGATTCTGAATTTCAAGACTATCAACATAGTTAATAGTAATTACTTGACCAGTTCTTCTGTAGTTAGAACCAACAATGTCAGTTACAAATGCAGGACTTACATTTGGATTTGCTGTAGTTCCAATACCGATCAGAGATCTAGAACCGATCAGCATATCAACTTCAGTTGTGAAGTGAGAAGGTCTCAGTTCGGTATTAACTGGATCAATAGAGTTGGTAATATTACCAGCTTTGAGTTGATTCTGAGTAGTTGTAAAATTATCAACAAAAATACCAGATTTAAATCTAGTAAGACCAGTTTCATCTGGAATGATCAGTGCTTCAGTCTTTGCTTCAAGCAGAGATAGTGCAGTATAATACTCAAGATTTTTGATCCTATCTTCCAGAAGTGCAATATCTTGCATTCTGTATCTCTTATGTGACTTCAGAGAAATGCTTACATTCTCTGCGTTACAGATATATGGTGGAAGATTAATTGTTGCAACTTCCAGAGCATTCTCAATAGGAAGAGGTGGAAGAGGAGATTCACTAGCAACACCCTTCAGTAACTGGAATCCTCCATCTGGATTGAAGTAAATCTTATCAATTCTAGGCAAGTAGTGCCCATAGGTGATCAGAATAGACTCATCGGATGCAAGAATATTTTTAGCAGAGTTTGTTCCATCTTCAAAAGATCTTGAATTGAACTCAAAAGGAGATACAGAACTTGAATTGGAATCAAACTGCCTTACTCTAGGTCTAATATCAATAACATCAGTTAATCTTGTATTATCTTTGAGAAGTGGTAGATCACAATAATCAAACTGATCATAGGATGATACAGTTGTCAGATCACCTTCAGTAGAATCGTTATATTCTGCAGATTCAAATACGACTCTTAATTGTCTTCTAGGTGCTTTAGCGTTTGGTTTTCTAATTAATCTAGAATAATCAACAATAGTTTCTCTATGACCAGAATCTAAAGTAAATCTATTAAGAATATTTTCATCACCTTGATCAAAGTCATTAATTGTTCCAGTAATGCCTGTGGTTTCTGTAAGAATAGATTCTCCAATTTCAAAACGTAAATCGTTTAGATATACTAAATTTGCACTAGAAGAATTTGGTTTTTCAACATATAGTGCAATAGCACCACTAGTTTGACCTACAATTTCTTCACCAAGAACAAAGTCATCAGTCTTACCTGTTGGTCCATTTAAATTAAACAGACTGATAGATGGTAAAACTGGTGCTCCAGTATCACTAGATTCAAAAACACCATATACTTTAATTACGTCTGGCTCAAGAAGACAAATATCTTTATCTTGAACTCTAAGACCATAACCATAAGAACCATAAGCAAGTCCATCATTGAGAGTAGTTGATCCAATGCCAGAAGATGACAGTTTGGATTTATTAACAATAATGGAGTTTGTCTTAATAGAATTTTTAACTTTATTAGTTACATTGGTCTTCTTAAGAGTTGCAATTAAGCGTCCAGATCCAGTAGAACTAAGACCAAAAATTCTTAACTCTCTACCACCATTAGTATATCTGAATTTATCCGCAGATAACTCTTCAAATCCACCTTCAGCATTAATAAGAACATAACGTTCCTCATCATATGCAAGGAAAGTCTCATTCTCTCCCGCTTGAATAGTATTGGTTGCATTAGCAGTAATAGTTACATTAAACTCTCTCTTAATAGAAATAGTCGATTTTGTAAGGTCTACTGAGGAGATGAACTCTTTTGGCAGAGGAGTGTATAAAGTATTGTCGGTTGAAGATTGGAATCTTGAACCGAGGATCTTAAAGTCTGTGGGATTAATGCTTGAGGTTGGCAAACCGCCGTCATTAATAAGTGGTACTGTAGTAATACCAGAGATAACAATATTATTAGCGTCAGTAACACTATCAACTTTTGCATAAGTTTTAATCGAAGTACTTCCAAGAAGATTATTTGTGAAAGATACTAAGTCTCCAGATTTAACAAGATTTGTGAATACTTGTTCGGAAGATGTTACGGTGGAAATTCCTGGAGCAGTTCCAGACTTGGGAGAAATAGTAATACCACTAAATTCTAACTTAGAATACTGCTTAACGTCAGAATTAAAGGTTTGAGCAACACCAACATTACTAAACAGCGACTTTACATCAGCCATGCTGTATTCAGTAACTGCTGTTGAGATTCTTCCATCATCAACACCATTAAATACTAATTTTTCTCCCTTTAAGAAAGAACCTTTAGTACCATAAGCAGTTACAATACCAGTAGTGCTATTATATCTTAAATGAGCAGTAGCTCCACTAGACTTACCTTCAATATAAGTAGGTACATTTAGTGTAGTTGCTTGATTAAGACTAATCTCAGTATATGGTTGAATATCATATAGAGTGATATCCCACTCATTAATATCAGATGCTAAACTAGAGTAAGAACCAGACTCTAATGCATAATCATATACACGAGCAATACCAATCTCTTTACCAGCAGCAGTTGTGCTTGTTACTCCAATTCTAGAATCTCTAAGACTGATTGTAGAGGATGTGCTAAATCCGATTCTAGGAGCACCAAATGTTCTATTAAGAGTTAGAGTTGGACCAGTGAAGTAGTTAACTGCTTGCTCTTTTAGTGTTTTAATAGATCGAGTCTTTTCAAAATCAAGATAGTGGACTGTTCCAGAATCTACTTCAAAACCACGAATAAATGCCTTACCTGGGGAAATTTTATAGGTCCCCAAATCTGGACTAGGAATATTGCTATTGTATGTTAATTGATCTTTTGTAAAGATGCCATTATTACCTTTACGATCATCGAGAGATTCTCTGGCATGAATAGAGAATGGTTTTACATAGAAGTCGCCAGATTGATCGTAGGTTCTTCTAGCAAGCTCTTCTGCTATCTCGTTATATTGTGTTCTATCTTGAATATGTTGTAAGTCACCATCTCTGATCAGCATCAACTGAACAAAATTTTCACTCTTATCAGATTCTAAAGGTTTCTTTGCAAGAAGGGCACTTATTCTAAGTCTATCTGCACCAGGAGCAGCATAGTTATTAAATCCCTTTGCATTGTCAGTAAGAGTATTATCTTGACCAGAAGAGATTACCTCCTCAAAGATTTCAAGTCCAACTCTATAAGATGGGTCGGATTTATGTGCATCAAGGATAAGAGTTTGAGAAGGAACTTTTACAAAAGTTCCACGAAGGAAATAAACACCTTCAGTTAAAAATACTGCAGAACCAATAGAAGTGGAATTGATTGGTGCTGTGTTTGCAAATCCTTGACCACTCTGGAAGTTTACAACTGCCGTGGATAAATTATCTTCTAAAAGAAGAGTCTCATCGTCGTCAAAAGTATCTTTTCCGTTATTACCAGCACCAACATAACTTACAAAGAATGTGTAATATCCACGCTCAGATGCTGCTGTTCCTTCATAAAAAACAATCTTTGCTAATACATTAGAGTTTTGTCCTCTAATGTATACATTTACAAGATCGTCTGCATAATTCTCAATGGGAATACCTAAGTATTCTGGTTCAACTTCTACAGCAAAAAGAGTGTTATTATAGTTGATCTGTCCAGGTATAACAATAGAACCCTCTTTGAACAAGTGGGTTCCAATCTGCTCAACTTGATCTTGGAGAACTGCTTGGAGTGACGTTAACTCTCTTGCTTGGACTGGTAGACCAGGTTTGAATAATACTCGGTAGTAATTCTTCGCTGGATCAAAGTCGTCAAAATAAGGAGATACGTTGAGATTAGTTTCTTGTGGCATAATCCTTTAGAATTGCAAAATAACTTTGATATCTTCTCTTTGGTTTACTGACCTAGTAATAGATGGTCTATTATCAACATAAAGTATGGTTCCAGAATACTTTTCTGCTTCTGGATCTGCTACACCCTTAATATAAGTTTGTCCCAGGTAGTATGTCCTATTATTTATGACGGTACTAATACCTGGATTAGTATCAGTTCCGAATCCTTCGTCAATAAACAGTTCTTTACTTCCACCAACAATTTTTAATGATCCTCCAGGAAGGAGAGTTGAAGTAAATTTATTTTGAGATAATCCATACTCAGGATTTGATCTTTGTGTACCATCAGTATTAAATCCAACAAGTGCTCTATCTTGCCAGTATCTTAATACTCCAGTTTGTGCGTTGTATGAAATAACCCTACCAACAGCAGTAACACCAGTTCCTACTGTTTGTGTAATAACAGTATTTGGTTCAAATGTGGTTGACTTAAAGTCGTCTTGATTTGGTGCTTGACCTTTTAGAATAAGTCCATATAGGGCACTTGCCCTATCGTCAGTTAAAATTGTGTTAGACTTAAATCCTTTTGGATTTTCTACAATACCAATTCTTGCAACAGATGCTCCAGTAACAAAGTCTGGATTTTGTTCATCATTTTCAATTCTGGAGTAAATTAAAACATTAGTAGACCCAAGTTCCGCATAAACATCAGATCCGTGACCACCTGGAGGTGGAATAATAACATCAAAAGTTGGGGTTGTTGATCCAGTCGGGACATTTCCACCCACCAAATCAACACTTCCGTAAGTATATCCACTGCCACCATTTGATACAGTGATTGACTCAACCTTTGAGTCATTATTAATTACAATAGTACATTCTGCACCCTCTCCATCCCCTCTAATTGGAACTCTAGAGTAAGTTGAGTTTGGTGGACCAACAAGAAAACCTCTATTTGTAACAAGAATAGTTTTTAATTGTCCACTTGTAGTTGCGTTATTTCTAACAGTTTGATAATCTGCGTTAGTTTCCCAATCAACTGGAAGTGGAATAAAATTCAGGGAGTCAAATTTAATAACATCACTTGGACTAATGGTATAAAGATACTTCCAAATATATCCATCACCACTAGTACCAGCAGATCTTGGTTCTAAATCTGTAAACAATGGTTCATCGAGAGACGGTTTTCCATTTGGGTTTTCTGGATCAACACCATTGTTCAAGCATATATAAACTCTAAATTCACTATTTACAACGTAATAGTTTGATGCATATAAGCTTGTCTTATTTGAGGGTTTGGACAAATTATTGCGATTTACATCATGACGATACATGTCATAGATGGTTGCAGATGCCCACTGGATCTTTCTTACAACAGGTCGAATGTCATCAGCAGAAATTTTCTTGAGAGCAAGCATCGTGTCCCAATAAGTATTGGTATCATCGAAGCAATCTCTCGGAGCGGGTGGAGAAGTATCCCACGACGAAGCAACTTCTGAGGCATTAGGGAGACCAATAAACGTATAGTACGATCTATTAGCGTCCCTAATTTTCTCAATAAAGTTCCTAGCGTTATTTACTCTCAATA